TATCCCCAACGTCCACAGACTCTATGATCTGTTGTTGGATGAGGGGTTCCAGGTAGGTGAAGTAGTTGAAATCTGGATCCAGTTTAAGACAAATACCTTCAATCGTGGAGAAGGCTTTGGCGAGGTACACAAAACTACTGGGTACGACGAATGGTTTTTCGATCGCAAGTTGTGCAGCGAGATCATCGTTGACAATCCCAGAACCATCTAGAGTCTCTAAGTATCCCAAGATGTTCTCGAAGAAGAGTTCAATATCTGAGACATCTGAAGATGTTGGAACGATCACACCCAACTTGACGAGGGTATCTACTATACCTGCAGTATCCCTTGTAATGATACATCCAAAGAGTTTCGTGAATCCATCCCGGAGTTCTTCTGATAATGGCACAAGTAGCCCAAAATCATAAAATACAAGTTTCCCCTTGGATGAAAATCCCAAGTTCCCGGGGTGTGGGTCGGCGTGGAAGAGACCATTATCCATAGTTTGTATCACGTATGCGTTTATGAGGGCTTCACATATCTTCTTCTTGTTCACTCTCTTGTCTGTAATCTCTGTCAACTTTGTCGACGGTACATATTCCATGACGATCATTTCATCGTTTGAATACTTTTTGTAGACTCTCGGGACTTTTACCCAATCAACATCTTTCATACTTTTTCGAAACTTGATGGCGTTGTTAATTTCTTGTTTATAGTCTGCCTCGCCTAATAGGTACTCGATGGACTCATCAAGAACTGAACCAGAACTATTTCCTGTGTCAATACCTACGCGCTCGAGGAAGTGTACAATGTCGCGTATGTTATCGGTGTCCTCCTTCATTATATTCAGAATTCCTGGGCGTTTTAATTTTACAACAACTTTTTGACCGTTTTGGAGTACAGCCATGTGGACTTGACCGATACTCGCTGATTTAAATGGTACAGGGTCAAATTCCTTAAAAATATCATAGTTTACAATGGTATCGAATTCCACGGGAGGAACGTCATCTTGCAACGATTCCAATTCTTTTGTAAATTCCGGTGGATAGAGGTCTCCCCTCGTCGAAGCGATCTGACCTAATTTTACAAACGTTGGGCCGAGTTCAAGGAGTTCCTCCTTCGTCCATCGACCCAATTCAGATTTATTTTGTACAGTGGCATTCTTCCATAGAAACTTACCAGCAAACTTCCATGTTTTCAACCTTCTACTAGGAACTTTAATTGGTACATGTTGAGAAACACATAACATTCTACTTTCTGTGGAGGTTTTTTTCTATAAGCTAAATATAAATGGACTTTCTGAATCCCGTGAGTGGTAAAATAGAAAAGATTCTTCGTATGCCTCTCGTGTTTTCGCTGGTGGTCATGTATCAGGGTATTTTTTCACACAACGCCGTCTATGTTCCAGACCGTGTCATGATGATGTTCGATCATGCGTGGTTTCGCGCCCTCTCCCTTTTCATCATAGCTTTGGTCGTCACGAGTGATGTGGAAACCGCTTTGATATCCACTGCCATTTTCATAGGAACTCTACACGCTCTCAAGACCCCTGAAGAGCGTAAAAAAACTGGTATAGTATAATATATGTGGTGGTTCTTCTTACTCGCGTATGCATCGTATCTCATATTGGGTCCCCACTGGGAATCAAAACTTATAAAAGGTGAACAATTGGCCATCGTGGATAGTAAAGAAGAACTCGGACGACGTTCAATCTTCATATCCTATGTGGCACTTTTATTCATTTCATGGTTTTTATTGAGACCCTCTCAATCTTCTTTCATGAGTGCTCTTATTCTGACCATCGCGGCGACGACGGGATTTCATATGAAATATGGACCAGAAAAACCATTCCCAATGCATCTCATGTTGACAGTCTTCCTTCTGTATCAAGGGAGGATGTACATGTCTCTTCAACTTTGGCTCACGATGATACTCGTTGGATTGTATACGACGATGCATGAAAATTTATATATCCCTTAAAAGTAGAATGAAGATTCATATAGTCGGAGCCGGACCTACGGGTATGTCACTCGCGTGGGAACTTCTCAGGACGGGTGATCATGAAGTCATTATATATGATCGAAAAACTTCAGCAGGTGGTTCTTGGTGGGAACCAGATGAAGATGTTCGAGATTTACACGCACATAGAATTGTATTTGATCGTGCATTTGTGAACACACAGTCACTTTTCAGTGAGATGGGCATCTCGTGGGATACGATATTTCAAGCTAAGGAAAATGGAGAACATATAGGTTTTGTTTTACGTTCTCTTAGTGTGAAAGATTATGGAGTACTGATTTCCTTATTCGCTCGAGTACTTGTTCAACCTAAAAAGTATAAATCAATTTCTCTGAAAGAGGCTGTTGGAACTTTATCGAAAAAGGGGCAGGGTGTCATTGAACATCTTCCTCTGATCATGGATGGTGTCACTTGGGATGTCATGTCCGCCTATGAGTTTGTAAAAAATTTGGACCATGTCGGTCTCTCTAAACCCCACACACAGAGAGTTTCTGGTAAAGTCATGTGTGATGCGATGGAAGAGGCTGTCATGGCGGCTGGTGGAAACTTCGTGTTCGGCACCGAACTTACACGTATAGCGTATGATGAACATACATACAGGGCGAGTTTCACGAATGGTACAATATTGCAAGATGATATGCTTTTTTTGTGTCTCGATAATAGTCCTGCCCTCAATCTTTTAGCTGAAAATTGGGGACCTGATGCCGATAAAAAGGTGAGAGAAAGTACATATGGCGCCATAAATGTTCTTATCGATTATGAAGATCCAATCAAAATAAAAACCGATCTCGAAATAGCTACATCTACTAAATGGAATTTACAACCCAAAGTTCTCGCAGATGGTAAAACGGTGTCATGTGTTATATGTCATCTCACCGAAGATATTCTCACATCTGATCCTGAGACGTTAAAGGCTGAAGTGCTCCAACAACTCAAACTCCCCGAACCCAAAGAAATGCGCATCGGTTGGGGCGCTGAATGGAACGGCAAAACTTGGGAATTCTCACAATCTTCAGGAGTACTTAGCCTTCACGGTCAACTCCCTTTCTTTGGAAAGTGCTCGAAGGTTGCTATGTGTGGTATGATGTCACCGAGGAATACACCATATTCGAGTATCGAGGCGGCAGTCGAGGTTTCGAGAGCACTATGTCATGAACAATTTGGAACGAGGGAACCACTTCAACCTATTCTTCTTTCACAAGTCATATCGATTATTATTGTAGTGCTTATAGTTTTAATTCTAGTGTATCGTAATAGAAATCTATGAAGTTCTTAGCCAATGTATACGAACCAATGTATGATTTCAACAATAAAAAGTATATTCGTTATATAATTCCTGCTAAAGTATCTGAAATTATAGAACGAATGCATACAAATAAATGGTATTTACTTGCAAATACAAATATTGATAATCCTCTCGATGGGAATATTCTCACTGTGAAGGTGCCATTTCGTTATAGGAGAGTGATGTGCAACGTCAAAGGACGTCCCATTCAGTCTCTAATAAAGGGTGATGATGTTGAAGTCGAAATAGACTTCAAGGGGGTTTGGAATGTTGGTAATTACTCGGGTTTCTCTTGGATACTCTCGAGCTCTTCAACCTCTTGAGTTAGATCATGAGGAAGCTGAATGGTCTTGAGACCACCCTTCTTGAACCCCTCAAAGGTTTGGAGCATTCCCTGAAGACGGAAGATTTCCTGTGTCATTTTCTCGATGTTCATACGAAGCTTCTGAATATTCTCTTCAATGTCGACGGTGGGCATTTTATACTTATTTAAAGTTTCCAATCTTTAAATAAGTATGCTCACTCGAACTGGATACTTGGTGAGCGAGGGACCAATTCAAGAAATTAAAAAGGAACTTACGGTAAGACCTGTAGTCAATGGGGATTACGGATTCCCTCCACCACCTTTCAAAGTTTTTAGAGCAGGTAAGAATGGAGTCTGTGTTCCAAGATTCTATGGAACTGACAAGATGGGAGAACCCAAAGAGGACAAGAGACCCGAACCCACTAAAATCAAAACAAGGTTCGTCGGACAACTCCGTGACGCCACCCATCAAAACGAAGCAATGGCAGCGGCGATTCAAGCAGGGCATGGTGTCCTTTCTTTACCATGTGGGTATGGGAAAACGACGGTATCCTTGGCCATAGCATGTAAGTTGGGGTTTCGCACGATGATCGTCGTACATAAACAGTTTTTGGCTGACCAATGGAGGGAGCGAATACATCAATTTTGCCCAGGTGCCACAATAGGAGTTGTTCAACAGGACAAGAAAGAAGTCAATTGTGATTTCGTCATCGCAATGCTTCAATCCCTGTCCCTGAAGGAGTACAGTTTCACAGACTTTGAGAGTATCGGGACGCTCATAGTGGATGAGGCACATCATATTTGTGCTAAAGTATTCAGTCAAAGTTTATTTAAACTTTGTCCCCGACATATTTATGGCCTCTCCGCAACCCCCGAAAGAAAGGACGGTCTTACCAAAGTGCTTCATTGGTTCATGGGTCCTACATTTTTTGCGGTTGAACGGAAAAATCAAGAACAGGTTGAAGTATTTCCTGTGACCTTCGATTCACCAAACTATCGAAATCCACCACCCTCCATGAGAAATGGTAAAATTTCAATGCCAAACATGATCACTGAACTTGTTGAGGATCGAACACGTAACAAAATGTTAGTGGAACTCGTTAAAAAGGCTTCAGCGGGAACGAGACAGCTCCTCGTTCTCAGTGACCGTAGACACCACTGTGAGTTTCTTCATCAGTGTTTTCCAAAAACTTCTGGACTGTACATGGGTGGTATGAAAGAAGCACAGCTTCAGGAATCCTCAAAGAAGAAGATCATATTCGCAACATTTAGCCAAGCCCATGAAGGTTTGGACATCCCAACACTCGATACAGTCATTTTGGCATCACCTAAATCAGACATCACACAAAGTATTGGGCGTATCATGAGAGAGACGAAGGGCAAGAAAAACGATCCCCACATTTATGATGTCCACGATCCGTGGTCGATTTTCACAGCGATGTATTATAAACGAATGAAGGTGTACCGTCAAGGTGGTTTCAAAATTCATGGTAAGGTGGTGGAAGAAAAGAAGAGTGACTTCCCTCAGGGAAAGTGTCTATTTTTATAATCTAATCAATAAATAAATGTCTGGTGCATTAATACAACTCGTCTCCAAGGGTGTTCAAGATGTGTATCTCACGAGTGATGAGGGACATTCTTTCTTTCGTATGAAATTTACTCGGCATACGAATTTTTCCCAAGCTCCCAAGTACATAAAAACAATTACCGACAGCGACACATCCATAATCATACCGGTTTTGGGTGATGTCATAAATGGTATTTGGTTTGAATCGGGTAGCAATAGTGACGATAATATATCATCTAATCTTTTTTATAAGTCAACGATCGACCTTTTCATAGGTGGTCAAAAAGTTGATTCACAACATTTCGACTACTATAGTGAGATTTGGCCTAATTATTTAGCTGATACATACAATAAATCCCAAGAATTGAATACTAAAGCTTCCCTCTCAAATAAAGCATTTTTACCATTACATTTTTTCTTTTGTGACCATAAAGCATTTTTACCTCTAGTGGCACTTCAAAATCATCAAGTTGAGATACGTATAAACTTTGATGAATCAAATCTTGCTGCAATGCTCTTCGAATCTGAAAAGAAAGCGTATATGTACGGAAATTATATATATCTCGACACAGAAGAGCGAGAGACACTTGTAAAACGTTCGATGGACTTTGTCATTACACAGTCACAGCGAGTAGAGTATCCATTGAATGCAATCACGGACAATACAACCGATTCGGGTGGATATAATACCCTCGATATATCATCGTTTAACCATCCAGTGAAATCTCTGTTCTTTGGTTTTGGTTCTTCCACAACCAACCCCGCTTCGGATCGTTTCACATTTACCAATGCAGATATGTATTTAAATGGCACATCTCTTTTCGAAAATATGAGTCCAATATATTTTCACACAGTACAAAACTATTACAAATCAAATTATGGTAGAACACATTTCAACAACCCTACACACTCACCCACATTCACTCGCTATTTCGCGTATCACTTCTGTATGAATGCATCTGAGTATAATCCATCTGGTTCTTGTAACTTCAGTCGTCTCGATAATGCAAAACTTGTACTCAGAGGGGTCGAGGCGGTTGGTCGTTCGTACATGTATGTATATGCCGTCAATTATAACGTACTTCGAATCAAGGATGGATTAGCTGGAATTTTATTCGGTAATTAATGTATATGGCGACACAAGCGGATGGCATTCTCGTCACAGCTGGCCAGATTTATGTCAGTAGTTTAGATGCTGCACCCAGAGAAGAGGACATTATTTCGGGTGTCGCGAGTATTCAAGCAGGTGAGATTATAGCAGATGAAATCACAGCGGCGAATCTCATTCTCACCGGTGAGCTGTCTGCTACAGGTGATCTAGAATTGTCAGGTTTTACGAATGTCGCTCGTTTTACTTCCACACAAATTGGTATTGGCGTCGAAGATCCTGTGAATGATTTTCAGGTTGGTATTAACGATTTTGTTATAAATCGACTAGCACCAGATTTAGTCAAAGTTACTGGGAATACACAATCAACAAATGTTACTGTCACAAATATTTTACGATCGTCTGATAATAAGTTTTTTGTGGACAGCGCGGGGTCTAACGTGTTGAAGATTACTGGTAATACTTACTCCACAAATGTCGCTATCGGGAACCAACTCACTGTTGGTGAGAACGGTGATGGTATTTCCAATGTTGCTATTTTCAAAAATGGTAATGTTGTGATTGAAACAGGTAATCTTAATGTCACTGGGAATATAGTAGTGGATGGTAATGTGAACATTACAGACACCTTAACTTATCTAAATGCTGAAAACTTAATTGTAGCCAATGCGTGTATTCAAATGGCTAATGGATATCCTGGAGGTCAATATGACAACGCCCTCATTATGACAGACCATCCAGGTGAGGAAGCGAACTTGGTGATTGGATTTTCATCGACAGATACAGAATTCATTTTCGCGAGAACATTTGCTAGTGGTCACACATTTGGTGGTCCAGGACAACAAACGCTTACTCTTGATTCAAATACTGTAAATGTTCACGTCTACGGTACATTTTACACTGACAGTAATGTTGGTGTGGCAAATATCGATCCAATACACACTTTATGTATAGGTTCTAATGTATTCTTTGAAGATACTGGATCGAATGTGTTACATGCGACAGGTAATGTGTATATGGATCGATTAACTTTGGGTGATGGCGGCATCACGAGTACGAATGAATTATTACAAATCGATCAGACTTCTCTGACACCCGTGGTATTTGGTTCTAATGTTCAGATGGTGGCGCTGCGCACGGTAGGAACCTACCCCTCAGGTGTTTCCAACCTTTCACCAATCGATGACTTTTCCGTGGGTACTAAAGTTTTCGCAAATTTGACGGCTGCAAATGTGTTGACCGTTGTTGGTAATACCGTGACCACAAATCTTCAGACTCAGATAATCTTCTCCGACTCAAATGTAACCATACATGCAGATCAGAGTGGGGCTGATAGTACATCTAATGCACTCGTTCTCAAGTCTGGACCGACCACCTCTAATGTGAGTAGCATTGAAGTGTTTGGTGCGAGTACCTCAAATACACATCAAAACATCCGTTTCAAAACTAAAAACGCAGAGAGGATGTGTATAGCATCTACGGGTAAAGTTGGGATCGCCAACACGAACCCCTCTGAGGCTCTCACAGTTTCTGGAAATATTCACGTCACTGGAAGTAATGCGGTGATTTACGGGACCGGTGGTATGCGCATGTACTCAGATCCAGCTGTGGGTGTAAACAAAATTGAAAATATAGTGAACGCTGGAAAGGGTCTCAACTTCTATGCGAGTCAAACTTCAACCATGGGTCTTCCAAAGGTGACTATCATGGAGACGAGTAATGTTGGTATAGGAACAAGTGAACCACAAAGCCGTTTCCAAACCTCGGGTGGTTCTGCATTCATCAACCAACAAGTTACGAGACGCAACAACTATGACCATCTCAATACACCCCTTGTTGTAAATGAGACATCTGAGATCACAGTCGTCAATTCAACATCGAATGTCATGCAACTTACCCGCGAAGGCACCGGTTCTAAGTATGGTGCAAGGGCTGCATTCAAGTTGGGTAAATGGGATATGACCGACAACAAATCTAAGACGCGTCTCGATATAACCCTGGCAGATGAAGATTATGCCGTTGACACAAACATTATGACTATTCGCAGTGACGGTAAAATAGGCATCGGTCATGGAGAACCCGAAGCTTACTTGGAAGTCAAGTGTGAAGGTGTGGCGGCTCCTGGTCTATTGGTGCATAACCACGACAATGGGGATGCCATAATATCTGCTAAAACTGATTTAGCTGAAGGAAACGCCTTCAGTAGCTATGTGAATGGCAACTCTGGGTGGTCTGTTGGTATCGCGGGTAATCAAGGTGATTTCAGAATTACTAACAACGCGACAGAGGTTTCTGAGTCTGGAACGACATCTATATACATAAATGGAGCAAATAGCAACGTGGGTATAGGCACAGATGTAACTCGGGACGACTTTGAAGTCAACGGCAACGTGGTCATCGGAAATAAACTTACATTCAGTGGTCTTGAGGGTGATGAATTTGGAAACACGTTGTTTGTCGAAAGAAATTTTGACGCCACGGGTGATTTCAATAGAAATGAACTTCTATTTTACAAGGGTAACAAACTTGGTTCGGTAAATACGGGGCCGTCAAGAATTAGACATATCGCAGCTGAACACGTTTTCGATACGTATAGTTCAGCCGATCAAACACTAGATGATATTCTCGACGGAGCAGTCGGTGAGAGTCTAGGTGATGTACCTTTATGTATTACGGATTTAGGTACAGTAGTCATAGGTGGCAACAGAGATGATGCGGCAGCGGCAGCTGCACGTACGAATACAAAACTCATCGTAAAGGGTGATGTCGAATTCGCCGGTACAGGTACATTTAAATTGACAGGTTTTGATTTCTTGACTACGTCGGGTGGAACTTCGAGAAATATCATCAGGAGTATATTGAATGGAAGTGTGCGTCGCCCTATTACATTTACCCATGAAGATGATACAGATCCGTTAATTGATGATGTAGAGTTTGCTCGGTTCGATGCAGATGGGCGTTTGGGAATTGGTACAAGCTCGCCAACTTCTAATATCCATATTTATGATTCTCGAACAACGAATATAGATTTGCTAAAATTAGAAAGCCCTGGGACAGATAAAGAGACTGGTATTCTTCTTCATACCACCAATGGTTTTGGTGGTTATGTACGAGGCTATAGAAATTCTACGTATTCTACGTCTGGTATAATATTGGGTTCGGAATATGATTCAGCTGAATTCGATGTTGTTCATATAACGAATACAAGTAATGTGGGTATAGGAACGGCTGCCCCAGATACAAAGTTTCATGTGTATAACGGCACAACCCGTATTGAACACCCATCCAGTAATGCGATGATAGAATTCAAAACGATTGGTGGTACATCGAACATTCTTTCAGATACAACGGGGAATGTGTACATAAATCCATTAAATACTCACATTGTACTAAATAGTAACACAATTGTAGATGGTGACCTCACCGTCGGTGGAAACATCGATCTTGGTGATGCTGTTGCGATTGGTCTAGGTGGTGAGACATCGAATACACAACTTCAGGTTGGTGGAGGTATGATTACAAATTCTGATACATTTGCTTGTAAGAGATATGCACATACATTTTCGAGAACAGCTGGCCAGTCAAGTGATCTACAAGTTGTATTCGATACGAGGTCATTCTATGCAAAGATTGTGGCTGCCTATAGACGCATCGATACAGTAGTCGGTAGTGGTTATAGCAATTTGAGTACCCTAATTCTCGAAGTTCAGGGAGGAACCCATGATGGAAGTACTTCTACTGTAGATATAGCTATCGGTACCAAAAACCTCTTTGGTGGCACAAACTCTTTCCCATGGAGTCCCACAGTTACGACCGGTAAAACGGGTCTCATCATCAAACCCAATTCAACTTCGATCGCGTCTGGTATAACATTCTTCTATGACATTTCAATTGAACTCATGTCGTCTAGAAATGGAAAACTTGTGTCTCTGCGAACGAACACTGCACTAGGTGCCGATGATCCAGATACAACCGATTCGATCGTCATCAAAGACGATTTCAACTACTAAATGTACTACGAGGGAAGACCCCGCGGTAGATTCAATATACATTTACGCCCTGATGGTATCAGAGACGGCGAGTACAACAACGCCAGCAATGAAAGCCATGATGACGTAATTTAATTCAGTTTCTTCACGACCAACCTGGGGCTTGGGAGCCTCCTCGGTCTTGGATTTCACGACAGGCTTCTGCTGTCGGACGGGAGGTTCCAATTCCTCCAGCGGACAATACGCTATCATTTATATATATTTAGAGATTAATTTCTGTCTTCTTCTTTCGCCTGGTACGCTTAGGTTTAGTGGAACTGCTGACGTTGACCTCCTTCACCTCGCCTCCAGTAGAATCACCGGAAATAGATAAGATGTCGGACATGTCGTCATCATCATCAGGTGGGGGAACCATAGTGGTATTCATTGGGGGTGGGGGTGGCATCATGATGCCACCCATGAGGCTTGAAATGTCTACACCCGGTCCTTGCATCTCATATTGCCCATTTGTACCACCAATAGGTGCTTCCGTTGCGGGACCACCTGGGGATCTGGTCGTATTTTGAACCGCCGCCATCATATTCTTCACCAGGTCTGGATTCTGCTTCATAACATCATTCATGTTTGGCATCACCGATTTGAACATAGAATTGGTAAGATGGAACATCATAGCCGAACCACCCAGCATCATAATCAACTTCACCTCGGGGGCGACATTGACCTTAGATCGGTACTTCACATACAGCTCCTCAAATACACCATCATAGTCATCAACATTCTCCATAACACTCTCAGACCAACCCTCGAGCTGAATCTCAAATGGGTTATACCTCTTATTCAGAAACTCTAGGCCAGTCACACACGCTACGAGCATTCGTCGAGAGAAACGGACCGATTGTTCCACATCGATGCTGTACGTGATCCGCTTCACTTCGGACCTCAACTCGTCAACATTGGAGTAAGCATTAAGTCTTTTATTGACAGCAAATCCCTTCTTCTCCAGACGAGCCAATTTATTCAAGAGGTCAGACTTCTCTTCATCAATAGAACTATATCCCTTGGAAGGAGTCTCTTCCTGAAAACTACCACCCATGGGTTCATCATCATCATTATTGTAAAACATGGGTTCATCCTCACCATAGTCAATCTCTTCCTCTTGAGAAGGCTGTTGAGGAGCCGACTGTTTTGTGGGGTTTACAAATGCATCCATCGCCTCTTGGTGTTGTTGTGGTGGTGCCTGACGCATCGGCTGACTGGGTCGTGGAACTGGTTTTGGTCGAGGAGCGGAAATTTGAATCTCATCCATGAGTGCCTGTTCATCAGCGTCTAATTTCATCACCGTCGTGTGTCCTCTGTCGAGTACGATTTCTTCGTCCATCTACTCTCTATATGGAAACTAAAAAAATACCTTTAACGCACTTTATAAAAAATATATGTACATAGTAAATGTTCAACCTCAACAAAGCGAACCGCAATGCGCTCACTTCGATCGGTGTTTTGTTCGTCGTCATTGTCGCCCTCATGTCGTTCCGTGATATCAGTATGTATCAACCCAGGCCAATTAAAGTTACTCCCATAAGTCAGGGTTCCATCTTTGACCTGGAGAATAAGATCGAGTGTACACCTGGACGCAAAGATGGCAGTGCTTATACCAAGTCCCTGACTCCAGGTGGTTTGTGTGGTGCTCAAGAGCTCATTTCGGATCTCGCGAGTTATGAGATTTCAGAGGGAATCGGTGGATCTTTAATCTAAGCTAAATATAAATGGCTCTCATCACTTCCCCAACTGAGACTATTCCAGATCTCAACTATGAGTATCACACTCTAACGATTGACACCATCGACCAAAGTAGTGCCAACACTTTCACATGCTTTCTTCAGCAGCCCATAAAAAATGTCGTACAAGCTCGTCTCGTTGCGGCTCGTATTCATTCCACTGCTGCCACCGAACATTGCTACATGTCTATCGAAGAGTTGGACACCATTTTCAACGATAGAGCGTCGAATGTATATGAGGGACAAGCATCTAAGAGTATGATTCGCGGTTCTTTCGCGAGTGTTATTTCGGATGGAACTGCAACCACAGTTTTCAAAGATGAGTATCCAATCGTAACCCAATATATCAACCCCATTCGTCGCATCGATCGTCTGACTGTGACAATCCGAGATCAAGATGGTAATGGTATTGTTCCGTCAACTCCCGCGAAAGATAATTTCCTCGTTCTTCGTTTCGTGTGTAGAAAACCAAATTTGTAATTTTCTCCCGTTAAAGTAGTATACCATGTCGGCTGGCATTGTTCAATTGATTGCTATCGGTGCCCAGGATGAATATATCATGGGTGATCCTGAAATATCATTCTTTAGTTCAACATTCAAAAGACATGCTAATTTTTCACAGTCCATCGAAAAACAAACCATCCATGGACCTGTGAAAAACAATTCAATGAGTAGCATTCAGTTTGAACGTTCGGGAGACCTTCTCGGTTATGTCTATTTCACACTCGATGACACTGCTCAGGCGCTCGATGTTCAGAGGTGGGATACGATCATAGATAAGGTTGAGTTATACATTGGTGGGTCTCTCGTGGACTCCCAAGATGCTATTTTCACAGAAAAGATTGCCATCGATACGTTTGCCCAAAATGTTTCTAAGAGTTCGAATGGTACTCATCCGGGTGTGAGTGCGCGCTCCTATTTCTACCCCCTCCGTTTCTTTTTCTGTGAGGGGCCACAATGTGCGCTCCCGCTCGTAGCCCTAAACTATCACAATGTCGAAATCAGAATTCATTGGGCCACTGCAGCTTCGAATTACAATGTTGAGTGTTTCGCAAATTACTATTACCTAGACAATGAGGAACGTGGAAACATTGCTTCACGAACTCATAATCTTTTAATAACACAAGTTCAAAAGAATATCGCATCAGGTACAGTCATTCAAGACCTGACGTTCAATCATCCTGTCAAATATCTGGCATCATCCGATACAACCACTGATGGTGCTCTCACATCTCCATCGAATAAGGTTAAATTGAACATCAACGGCCTCGATGTGAGTAATTACAGGTGGGGAAAGCCTCACTTTATAGATGTCATGAACTACTATCATACAAACTTCGTGACTTCCCCAGATTTTTTCCTCTATTGTTTCTGTCTTTCCACAAGTTCTCTCCAACCCACAGGCACTCTCAACTTTAGTCGTTTAGACTCGGCTAAAATCATGAGTGAGAGTATGCCTATTAACGACCCAATTTATGCGGTCAATTACAATATACTCCGTATAGAGAACGGTATGGCGGGACTTCTCTACGCAAATTAAAATACGATGTTATAATAAATGGTCAAGAACATACCGACTATTGAGAGATCTACCAAAATTAGGTTTGGTAAGAATACTCTCGATGACCAGGCGGAAAATACGATTGTTTTCAATGCGAGTAACACCGCAATTCAAGCAAATACACCCGGTGCCGTGTACCTTGAACCCATTCGTAACAGACCTGATTATGACGACCCACAGATCGTACTTTTAATGTACAACAAAGATACAAAAGAGATTACCGAATCTGGTGAAGCGGCGACTGATATTATCGAAACAACCCTCGAAGGTGCGACAATTCGTGGTAATGTGATTAATTTTAGTACAGTATACTTTAACAATGTAGAACATACGTCATTTGTTACTGACTCGAATGTTGGAATTCGAAACACAAACCCACAACACACTCTTAGTATCGGTTCTAACGTCTATTTCAATGATGCGGGATCCAACGTTCTCGTGGTGTCTGGTGGTGTCTCAATCGATGGAAATCTCGATGTGAAGGGTGGTATAACGGCGATCACGAGTAATAACCTCATCATAGAAGATGCTATTATTGAATTGGGTAAAAATAATACTTCTGGAGATACAACTCTCGATTTAGGACTCATCATGGGTCGACCAGGTTCGAATGTCACTGTAGGATTTAGAGAAGAAACCGATGAAATTGTGTTGGCATTCACCGAAAGTAGCGCTTACAGTAATGCGATAGTACCCCTAACATCTGAAGATATAAATGTGCATGTCTATGGTCGCCTCTACACTGAATCTAATGTTGGTGTTTTAAACACAAATCCAATGCACACCCTCGATGTCGGATCAAATTTATATGTGGATGAATTTGGTTCAAATATTCTCGTAGTCACTGGAAACACGAGCGTTAGTGGTGATCTTACGGTGGATACTGACACTCTATTTGTAGATTCGTCTGAGAATAAAGTTGGCATCAAGACCGTGACTCCATCCGCAGAACTTCACGTTGTCGGCAATGTCTACGTCTCTTCGAACCTGACTGTGGATGAGGACACCCTCCATGTTGATGTTGTGAACGACTCCATTGGACTTGGAACGGTGAACCCTAAAGCCAACCTTCACGTCATTGGTAATGTGTATGTTTCTTCGAACCTGACTGTGGATGAGGACACCTTCCATGTGGACGCTGGGGGCAAGTCCATAGGACTTGGAACGGTGAACCCTAAAGCCAACCTTCACGTCATTGGTAATGTGTATGTTTCTTCGAACCTGACTGTGGATGAGGATACCTTTCATGTGGACTCCACAACCAATTCCGTAGGAATTGAGACAAAAAATCCCTCAGCCAACCTTCACGTCATTGGTAATGTGTATGTTTCTTCGAACCTGACTGTGGATGAGGACACCTTCCATGTTGATGTGGTGAACGACTCCATTGGACTTGGAACGGTGAACCCTAAAGCCAACCTTCACGTCATTGGTAATGTGTATGTGACTTCGAACCTGACTGTGGATGAGGACACCTTCCATGTTGATGCTGGGGGCAAGTCCATAGGACTTGGAACGGTGAACCCAACCTCAAACCTCCACGTCGTGGGGAATGCTTACGTGTCCTCAAATGTTACTACAGATGGCACCCTAACCCTAAATCACCCGACGACCGCTTTGGTGACCGATCTCACGTCAAATGTTGAAGTCAAGTTGGACCAGTTGAACAGTGTCTCCATAGATGGACCCTTAGCTGAGCATACACTCATATATGACGGTGCCGATTGGGTGAATGATTTCCCGATGCACACGTATGTCCAAATTCGAAACGATCTCAACGGGGTAAACATCGCAGCGGGTGATGCCGTCTATGTCAAGGGGACACACAACGCGAACATCCTTAACGTGGGTCTCGCCCTATCCGACAGTGCCACGACCATGCCCTGTATCGGTCTCTCGAATCAGCTGTTGACACCTGGTCAGCAGGGTACAGCGGTCGCCTACGGTAAAGCACTCGGTGCTGTCACAGATACATTCCTCGCGAGTGAAACGGTCTACGTGAGTAACACTGTACCCGGTGGTCTCTCGAATGTGAAGCCTTTCTATACCGATTCAGTTCCAAACTTGATTCAAAATGTCGGTGTGGTGACAAAGATAAATCAAAGTAACGGAGGTGTTTTCGTGACGGGTATCGGTCGCGCCAACGATGTTCCAAATGCTCAAATAGTTCTAGATGAATCTGAAATCAATTGGGTATACGTGAGTAATGTGAATAATAATTTCCAAAAGATTGAACCTTCTAATTTGTTGACCCAACTTCAAACCCTCCAACAAGTGACTGACACTGGGAACACAACTTCCAACACCATCCGATTCACAAACGTGACCACAGGTCTCGTGACCACCTCAAACCTTCAGATAGGTTCGAACATTTCTGTGACAGGTCTCATAGATCCAAATAAGAAATACCTCCCTATGGTTGATCATGATGGGTTTTTCAAACAGTCTCCAGTGTACCTGACAGATACAGGTAAGTATGTCATCTCAGCCTCCGAGGCAGAGTTCTTGGGGAATAT